NTTTTTCTATTTGTCTCGACCTGTTATGCGGTGGAGCGCATGTTCACATATAGCAAAAACAGGCAGTTAGTTCAGCCAGGCCAAATTCACACCGGTAAAAATGCTTGGGTGGTTATAGACACAACCTCAAGCGATGGAACGGAACCAACCGACTTGGCCGTTACCGAAAGAACTTACGCGACCGTCATTGCTGCTATCGCCACCGCTTCCAGTGGCGATGATGAAATAAGCGTCTATGGCGATTCAACGACAGAAAAAGAAACAATGGAAAGTTGGAACGCAGTTCGGTTTCGGTGCATTGGGATTACCGATGGCGGTTCAATAACTTATCAGATTTACGCCGGAACTCTTGATGGTGGGACGGATTGTGAATTATCAAAGGTCGGGCAATTAGCCTTTACTATCGGCACACAAGCATCGACTACCAGCACCTACGAATTGGCCGATACGGTAACTGTAACAGCTAACGACTGGGCTAAGTCCTGGGGCTACGCCAGTCCTACCAGTAACCAGGTTGCCGAGGCCGCAATTGACCTCATGGGAGCCGACCTAATCGTAGCCGTATGTACGAGCGCGAACTGCGATACGAAACTTATAGCTAAAGGATACTAATGCTTACGGCAGAAGAAATTATACAGAGAATGGAAGTCTTCGAGAGCGACCGCAGTAACTGGGACTCTCAATATCAGGATTGCGCAGATTACGGTCTGCCAGGAGATAATCAGATTCTGCGCAAGGATGCTCCTGGCACTAAAAGGTCAGACCTCTTTGATTCGACCGCCGAAGATTCTATTATCCAGCTTGCCGCAGGTCTTTACTCTTATATGTTCCCAACAGACAGCAAGGCTTTTGTCTTACGGATAGATGACGAAGAACTTGCCGAGATGGATGAGGTGAAGGGGTGGCTTGACAAAGTTACCAGTATTATACATGAGTATCTTGTCCAATCCAACTTCAGGCAGGCGTTTTTTGAGTTCTTAAAGCAACTTGCTTGTTTCGGAACTGCCTGCCAGTACGAAGAGAAAGGCAAAACTCAACCGCTTAACTTTGTCTGTTATCACATAGCTGGTGTTTACATCGCCCTTGATTCTGACAGGAATGTGGACACTATATATCGCTCTTTCGAGTTCACGGCGCGCCAAGCCGTTCAGGAGTTCAAAAAGGAAAATTTAGGCGAGGTTATCAACGCTGCTTTTGCGGATGTAAAGAACAAAGATAAAAAATTCAAATTCATTCACGCAGTATTTCCAAGAGAGGAGGCGGAAGACAAAGGCGACCCCCTAACTATGCCGTTTGCGAGCGTATATGTAAGTAGGGACGAGAAGAAGATTGTTTCTCAAAGTGGTTATCCCGAAATGCCTTATCAAGTAACTAGGGATGCTTTGGAAGATTATGGCCGTTCCCCGATGATGAAGAAGCTTCCTGACATCAAGATGATAAACCAGATGAAGAAGACGCGTATCAAGGGCTGGGAGAAGATGTGCGACCCACCGGTAGTCCTACCTGATGATGGTTCTATATGGCCTCTGGCGACTGCACCTGGTGGCGTTATTTACAAAAGAGCCGGTGGTGACGACCCAATATGGTTTGAGTTCAAGGGAAATCTTCAGGGTATGCAGGAGGCCATTGCAGAAGTAAAGGCGGATATTCGTGCAGGCTTCTTCCTCGATTTGTTTGACGCCCTGATAGACCGGCAGAATATGACTGCGACCGAAGTAATGGCGCGGGTAGAGCAGAAGATGAGACTGCTCATTCATATTATTGGACGAATGCAATCAGGTTATTTCAATCCCCAGATACATCGTGTCATTGGGATTTTAGGCAGAGCAGGTAAGTTGCCTGCTATTCCAGAGCAGTTAAAAGATAAGGACTACAAGGTTGAATATCTTGGTCGTTTGGCACTTGCTCTCAAGACTTTGGAATCAGAGGGATTTGTCAAGACGATAACCGAACTTGCCCCCCTGTTTGACGCTGGTCGAGCGGATTATTTGGACAACTTTGATACTGACAAAATCACTCGTGATTTGAGTATGAACAACGGTATGCCTGCGACTTGGCTAAAAGATATTGAGGAACGAGACAAAGAAAGGCGGGGAAGAGCAGAACAGGCACAGGCCCAAGCTATGATGGAGCAGCTACCTGATTTGGCTAAGGCAGCAAAGGCTGGTTCACAAAAACCGGAAGATGGTTCAATAACTCAGGAGTTAATAGATGCAGCAGCCGCATAATATAAATATACAGGTATCTGTAGTAGATTCAGCACAACGCTATTTCCTACAAATACCGATTGAATGTGATTTTTTAATACTTTGTTCAGACGGCAATCAAGATTGGCGTGGCTTTTGTGCTCGTAAGGAACTTCAGAAATGCGTAGAACGTGGTATAAGGAGTTTTGATAATGCAGCCGCTTAACGAGGAACAGAAAAAAGAAGTAATGCGCAGAATTGAAAGGTCTGCCGCCTTCCAGAGAGTTTTCAAGGGCGCAGATGGCGAATTTGTACGGGATGAACTAAAAAAGCTCGTTAGAGGCTTTGACCCAGACCCGTATGTTCACGCTTATAACGCAGGCGTGCGCTCAATAGTAGACTTTATTCAGACTTGTATTGACCAAGACACAGAAAAGGCAAGAGAGGTATTAGGTGCCGAAACCAAAACCAAGTGAAAAGCAATCAAGCTATATTCCTCGCTGCATAAGGCATTGTATGGACGAAGGATTAAGCCAGAAACAGGCACAAGGCAAGTGCTATGGAATGTATCGTTATTATAAAGGCAAGAAAAAAGGAGACTAAAAATGCCAGACCCTGACAACCCCAATGGTGGCCCAGATAACTCAGGCACAAGTGTAGTAAATGCAGATGGCAGTTTTGTTGAAAACTGGGCGAACAATTATCCTGAAGATGACCGCGAGACACTGTCGAGATTCAAACAGTTCCCTGATTTCGTGAAATCTCACATGTCGCTCAGGAGACAGTTCAACAAAGACCCCGATAGCCTTGTCGAGATACCTACTGAAACTTCGTCCGATGAAGTTAGGGCGGAATTTCATAGAAGGCGTGGTGTGCCTGAAAAAGTCGAAGCCTATAAGTATGAAAGAAGCAAGGAACTTTCAGACAACATCGAAATTGACGATGAGAAGGTTGCCGCTTTCGCTCAGATAGCGAAGAAGCACAATATGACACAGGCACAGTTCAACGGCATTGTAAATGACTATCTCGCTCTTGTGGACAAAGACATCGCCAATTTTGACCTAATCCAACAAGACAAAAGGCAAAAGGACTTTGAGGCTGCGGATGCTGCTCTGAAGAAGAAGTTTGGTAAGGCTTATGACGAAAAAGTTGCAAGAGCAAATGTTTTGCTGAGAAAATACGAAGGGCAGGACTTTGTTGCCAAGCACGGCCTTGAAAACTCTCCTGAAATGACGGAGTTCCTTGACAGAATTGCCGAAGACATGAGTGAGGACAGGATAAAAGGTCTTACGGGCGTTACCATACCTACTCCGATTCAAGTAAAGAGCAAAATTGCAGAACTACGGGCGCATCCTGCATATATGGATGAGATGCACCCACAATATAAGGATATTCAAAAACAGATTACGGAATTGTATAAAAAGATGTCAGCTTAACCTTGAGGTTGCAGTATGCGACTTCAAGCCGCTGTGCTTGCACTAAAGTAGTGTCATCACACCAGATGTAAAACAGGTAGGAAAGCCCCTTTTCAGGCTAACCTTTCCGAAAAAGACAATTTAACTTTTTTGGAAAGGAAATAGCCATGAGTAGTATAACTTTAAGTGGAGGCATACCTACTTGGTTTGTCGACCAATTTTCCGACACTTTGTACCACGTCTGTCAACAGAAAGATTCCAAGTTCGGTCAGGCTGTAAGAGTAGTTCCTGTTCTTAGTGCAGAGGATAAATCCTTTGACATGCTTGGAGAGTTCAATCTAACTGAGAAGGCTGAACGTAATGTTCAGACTCCGGTTATAGATGCGTCAACTCAAAGACGTTGGGTGTCAACGACCCCATATCACCAGTCAGTTCTTTACGACAAGGATGATGACCTCTCAATGCTTCTTGAACCAACCAGTGACTATGTTACCGCATTCCGTAGAGGTGTTCGTCGCAAGAAGGACGACATCATTCTCGCTGCTTTTGAGGCAACTGTGACCAGTGGCCGTCGGGCGGGCAGTACGATTAGCTGGGCGGCTCAAAATGGCAATGTCGAATACACCGGCCCAAGCACTGGAAGAACGATTGAGCACGATTCTGCCGAAGGTAATTGCAGTGCTGCTGATACTGGTATGACTGCTGAGAAAATCCAACTCATCCTCGAATACTTTGCCAACAACGATGTCGATGATGACATTCCTAAATGGTGTGCAATCTCGCCGCGTCAAGCAACTCAACTGTTCGGTCAGGAAGAGTATGTCAACATTGATTACAACACGAGCAAGCCACACGCTACAGGCCGGATACTTCGGGACTGGATGGGACTCAACTGGATTGTTTCCCCTAAAGTGGTTAAGGGGTCAGCTAATTGTACTGCCAGCACTACAGATGTCTACGAGTGCTGGGCTTGGGCGCAAGACGGGATGATTCTCGGCGTTGCTGATGCAGTAAGCGTCAAAATAACTGAGGAGTCTATGTTGTCTTATTCCCAACGAGTCTATGTTCACATGAACATGGGCGCAATGAGAATGGACGAGGACAAAGTACTCAAAATCGAATGTGAGTAAAACAAGAAACATTAACGGCCAGCGGCTAATCAGTATGCCGGTTAAGGTCAACTTTTTAAGGAACTTAAAATGAGTTATACAAACAAAAACTTCGACCATCGAAGAAACAGAATTATGTCACCAGCACAACTGCTTGCGGGTTCTGACATTTTCCATCCGACAGCAGACCAGAAGTATATGTTAGGTTGTATCCTTGAAATGGACAATGGTGACAGGTTCAGGTATCAAGAAGATAGTGGTTCAGGAAGAAGCAAGGCTACTATGGGTCAAAGCGCTGTCTCAGTGGCTAACTGGACAGAAGTCGCCAATGCGAGTGGTACTGCCGCTGTTGCAGGAGACACTCAACTAAAAGTTACTCTTACAACGACCGCTTGTGCAGTTGATGACTTTAGAGATGGCTGGGTTGTATGTATGGATGTCACGGCAGCCATCCTTGGTGATATGTACTTGATTAAGTCAAATGACGCCGGAGGCTCGGGACTTACACCAACGCTTCAGATAGCCGATGCAGGTGGTATAAGAACGGCAATTCCCATCACGGCAGAACTCACCATTTGCAAGAACAAGTATAAAGACACCATAGTTGTTCCTGCGGCCGACCAATCTGCTCCCGCGACAGGCGTTCCACTGGTTGATGTCACAGCAAGTTACTTTTTCTGGGCGAAAACTCGTGGATATGCACCGCTTCTGGTGGACACCGCTAACATCGTCCCCGGCAATCCTATTGGTAATGATGTTAGTAATACCAATGACGCCGGTAGTGTCGGTCTTGTCGCCAATGATGGTACTGACCCTGTGTGGGGTATTTGCGTAGTTGAGAACACTTCAGGGCAAAGAGACCAGCCCTGTATTATCGACTTGATGCTCGAATAAGGACTTGGGAAGGTCGAGAACGGCCTTCCCTATTTTTGAACGAAAGGAAAGACAAATGAGAAAAACAATAGGAAAAATATTAGTTCCAACTTTGATACTATTGTTACTGTTAGGCACTTTAGCACTGTGGTATTTCAACTCGCCTGCTTATGCAACGAAAGTCTCCGGTGTTGCAGAGGACAGGATGGGTGCTTTCACCGGGCCTGCCAGCGGTACTGCTCAGGATGACAACATGAAAGCCTCTATGGACTTAGCCCACACCGACCTCGATGCGATGATTACCTATGATACCGATGTTCTCGGTCTTTTGGGCTTAGGTACTGGCAACGTCTACTATGTTGACAGTGCCGTAGCCGGAAGCACCGGCGTGACATGGGCAACAGCAGTGGCTACGATTGATGATGCGGTAAATTTGATTGGCACTGCTACCGAAGCCGATGCGCAGTCGATTATTCTTGTTGCTCCAGGCCACGCAGAGAACTTAGGCACAACCGACCCTGACTTTGACCAAGCAGGCATTACTTGTATTGGTTTAGGTGTTGGAGAGAATCGTCCAGTTCTTAGCTTTGATACAAGCACGGATATATTCACGATTGATGCCGATGATATTGCTGTCTACAACCTTGTGTTTCTTGCCCATACCCCTGATGTGGCAAAGGGCATTGACATTACAGCTGGCTCGGAAAATGCGGTAATCAAAAACTGCTCATTTATGGTGCATACCGAAGGCACAGATGAGTTCCTAATTTCCATCAACATTGGCGCTGGCTGTGATAACATTATCATCGAGGACAACCATTTTGAGATGGGCGGCGGTAATGCTACGGAGGCCATTCTGTTCGACGCTGAGTCTGATTACTCTCGCGTTGTCAACAATACCTTTTT